TATGATAGCACCGGCTACCGGACAAGCGACACCGCAACAAGTGTCAGCACTATTTCCAAACGACCCCACAGCTGAACTTATAGCAGCAAGGAGACAACGTGGCTAAAAAATCTGCATTACAAAAAATAGAATATCATGAAAAAATCTGTCGTATTATGCAGAAACAAACTTTTGAAAGAATTGAAAGAATGGAAACTAGAATAGTTAGATTAGAAAAATGGATTATTGGTGGACTAGGCGCAATTCTTTTAGCTGTACTTTCAAACCATATGTAGTATGAATGACTAATGGAACTAGTCAGAAAATATCCTTACAAACATTATAATAGATTTTCAGATACAACCGGGCGTAAGTATTTAGTTGGTGAAGCTAAAGTACCCTCAGTAACTACAATTTTAAGTGCTACTAAAGATCAAAGATTTTTAGAAAACTGGAGAAGACGTGTGGGTAATGAAGAAGCAGATCGTATAATGAGACAAGCTAGTACCATTGGAACTGAAATGCACCAAGTATTAGAATATACATTAACAGGACAAGGTTATTATAATGATACACCTGAAGGAACAAAACCTAGAATGATGGCTAAAACTATTTTAGATAATATTAAGTTATCTGAAGTCTGGGGTAATGAAGTTAGTTTAGAATATAAAAATTTATTTGCAGGAACATGTGATTTAGTTGCTATGGCTTATGACAAACCATCTATAGTTGACTGGAAACAAGCTAACAAATTTAAAAAAGAAGAATGGGTAGAAGATTATAAATTACAATTGGGTGCATATTATTTAGCACACACATTAAACTATGGCCCTATAGAACAAGGAGTCATATCTATTTGTACAAGAAATCTACAATACCAAGAATTTAAATTATCCGAAGCCGACCTCAAAGAGTACGGTGAGAAATTCTTAGAACGTTTAAATACTTTTACTGAGTTGCAAAATAAGCAATAGTCAGCAAAGCTACTTCTATTAAAATTATACTTTCAATCATATTAACCAACTTTTTAATTCTTCTTCTCCTAATGTTTTTGCAGCAACCCTACCTTTATTTGTTAATGACTTCATGATAGCCTCATCTAATGTACCACGTGCTACAATATCAATATAAACAACAGTCCCTTCTTGGCCCATTCTATGAGCACGGTCTTCTGATTGCATACGCACTTCTAAATTATAATTATTAGAATAGTAAATAACTGTATTACAAGCAGTAAGTGTAAGACCAAAACCACCAGTTGTAGGATTACCTACAAAGAATCTTGTCTTGTCATCTTTTTGAATTCTACGTATTGCTTCTTGTCTATCTTCTACTGAGGTAGCACCATAGATACTTACTACAGAATCTTCGCCAAATTTGTTTTTAAGAAATTGTATAATCTCTTCCAAATTGTGGATGTAGTTGGCCCAGATGATGACCTTACCGTCCGTTTCTTCGAGAGTGTCTTCCAACGCTTGTAGTTTATGCTTGTGCAAGTGAAGTATTTTTCCATCGTCATCTTTAGTAAACCCATTACAAACCTGATGCAACTTAATAATTTCTGTAAGTTTATTAGAAAAACTAATAGTGCTATCCTCAACTATAGCGAGAGCATTGATTCGCAGCTTTTCATATATCCTTTTTGCCTCACCTTCTAATTCAATATATCTTCTTTGCCTTACCTTAGGCTCTAAATCTAAGCATTGGTCTTTACGAACCCTAGAAGAAAAGCCTTTTAGCTTGTTTTCTAGCTCTTGTAAGTTTTTGTAATATTTCGGGATACTAATATATCTACCTGAACCTACTGGAATATCACCCATTTCAGCATATCTGTTCCTAAATGTTAGATAGCTGCTAAAGCCTAAAAGTTGTGGATTTAAAAATTGACATTGTGTATATAGATCCAATGGAGATTTTGTTATTGGCGATCCTGTTAGTATACGCCTTATGGCGGATAGTGTTCGTAGTTTTAATATGTTTTTTGTTCTTTTTGCTCCTCGGTTCTTTATGGTTGTTGATTCATCCAACACTACCATATTTTGGGGTCTTTTAGATAAGTAATTAACACAAGCATCAAAACCTCTTCTAGTAGATAAAGCTTCTACATTAATAAGAAAGATATTTAATAAACCAGTTTTATCTTTATTTTTTTTATCTATGTTCCATCTGTAAATATAATATTCAACTTCTTCAGGTAAATGTGTTTCTATTTCTGTTTGCCATACTGTATATACTGATTTAGGTGCAATAATTAAACACGAATCAATTTTATTTTGTAAATACAACCAAGCAATATTATCAATAGTTACCTTAGTTTTGCCTGTACCCATTTCCATAAAGTATGCAAACTCAGATTTATTTGCAGATATCTTAAGTGCTTCCCTCTGATGTTCATAGGGTTTTGTTTTATACGGGTATTTCCACATCGAACAAATTAATAAACTTTCTTCTTGCATTGGTCAACAATTTATTTATAAGCGTTTCCAGGAGGAATAAATATGGATATCGAAAAAATGTCTAATATCGACATAGATCAGGATCAGATTAAATCTATTTCTGATCAGTGTCAAAAACTTAGCGGTCTCCGACTCCAAATCGAACAACGTGAAGAAGAAATCTCAAAACTAAAATCTCAAGCAAGAGATTTAGAAGAGAGAACTATTCCAGATATGATGCAAGAAGCAGGTGTGTCTTTGCTTAAACTTAAAGATGGTTCTACTGTAGAAGTAAAACCTTTTTATGCAGCTAAGATTCCTGAGTCTAGGATTGAAGAAGCTTTTAGTTGGTTGAGAGGTAATGGTCATGAAGATCTAATTAAGAATACTATTACTACTCAGTTTAGCAGAGGCCAAGACAATCAAGTATCTGAACTTATAAATGTTTGCGAGAAGTTTGGTTTCAACTATAATCAAAAACAAAAAGTTGAACCGATGACTCTTAAAGCATTTGTTAAGGATCAAGTTGAACAAGGTAAACAAATACCGTTCGATATGTTTGGAGTGTACATCGCTAATAAAACTAAAATAACTAACAAAGGATAAGTATGAAGACCAACGATGCAAAAACAACGAAAGACGTTGAAGTAATAGCTAAGAAAGGAGGAGCTTTAGCTGCAGTGAATTTAGAACAATTTGCTGATACTGGCTTTGATAATGTTGATGCTAAATCAGTAGCATTACCATTTTTAAAAGTGCTAGGACAATTGTCTCCTCAGGTAACACAAGGTGATAGTCAGTTTATCGAAGCTGCTAGACCAGGTATGATTTATAATACTGTAACGAACCAACTTTATAATGGTCAGAATGGTATTACAGTTATACCTTGTTATTATAAGTTAGAGTATATCGAATGGAAAGACAGAGACCAAGGTGCAGTAGCACCAGTAAATGTCTATCCTGCAACATCAGACATCATGTCTAAAACAACTAGAGATGATGGTGGTAAAGATAGACTTGAAAATGGCAACTATGTAGAAGAAACAGCTTCTCACTATGTTTTAATATGTGAAGAAGGTGCTCAATCAACTGCATTAGTTACTATGAAATCCACTCAGAGAAAAAAATCTAAGAAGTGGAACTCTATGATGATGTCTTTAAGACAGAAAAAAGCTGATGGTAAAGGTTTCTTTAAACCTGCTCCATTCACGCAGCAATATAAAATGCGAACTGTTTTAGAGAAAAATCAGTTAGGGTCATGGTATGGCTGGGAAATAGAACATATTGGCCCTGTGGCTGATAAGACTATCTTAGAAGCAGCCTTCGGCTTTTACGAGACTTGTAAAAAAGGATCAGTGAAAGTTAATCATGGAAAAGAAGAACAACAGGAAAAAACACCCTTCTAATCTATGAGTCTACTTGACAAAACCTTGGAAGAGTTTGTACAACTCTTCCAGGGCTCATCTACATATTTTGGTGCATCTCAGCCTGTAGGTAATAAAAAACCGAACGGCAAAAATGAATTCAAACATTGGGTTGAACCAAAACCAATGACGTTAGATCATTGGAAACAACACTTAAAAGGAGAAGCATACTATGGAAGCGTTCCAATTAGAGATGATAATACATGCTCTTGGGGTGTCATCGATGTTGATCGTTATAATATACAGCATAAGGAAGTTATCGCGATTATACGGAAAAGACAGTACCCACTCATCCCGTTCAGATCGAAATCCAACGGATTACACTTAGTATTATTTATTGATGGAGTCGTTGCTGCATCAGCAATGCGTAAGAAACTAATAGAGATAGCCTCAGACTTAGGAATCAACGACACAACAACAGACATCTATCCTGCTCAAGATGAAGTAGATCTATCTCCTGAAAAATGGGACGACAAAAGAAAAGGTAACTTTGTAAACTTACCATATCAAAAAGCACATATGACAACTCGTGTTGCTATGGACGATAGCGGCAACGGAATTAAACTAGAGAATTTATTTGAATTTGTAAAACCTTACAGATTAAAACCAGCAGACTTTAAAAAATTAAAAATATTTCAAGACGATGAAACTAAAGATTACCCACCTTGTGTAATTAACTTTATGAAAAACAGAGTACAAAAAGGTGAAGGTAGAAATGATGCTATGTTTAACGTAGCAGTATTAGCAAAAAAAATAAATCCTGATCCAGTTATGTATGAAGATTGGACTAGAAATATGATGACTAAAGTTTGTTCTGAAAACTTACACCCCAAAGAGTTGCAAAATATTTTTAAAGGTGTAGAAAATAAAGAATATGCGTACAAATGTAAAACGTCAATCGCTAGAATGCACTGCGTATCATCTACTTGCGTTAAGCGTAAGTTTGGGATTGGAGCTAATGAAGCGTTACCCGAAGTAGGAAAACTTTTAAAAGTTAATTCTTACCCTGAACCTTATTGGATATTACCTATTCAAGGTAAATCAATTAGATTATCTACCAAACAATTATACCAACAGCAGCTATTAGGAGAAGCATTGCTTAATTATGATATAGTTTGGCGTACTTTAAAGCCTTCTAAACGAGACCCTGACCCTTACAGAGACTGGCTAGAAGAGTTAATATCTAACAAACAAGACATGGAAGGATTTGATGCAGCTGAAGAAATGGGTGATGTATTTAATTCTAGAATGTCTAGGTTTTTGGAAGATGTTGAAGATACAACTGAGTTTGACCAAATTGATAATGGTAATATTTGGAAAGATGATTCTGAGATGAGATTTAAATTAGAAACATTTAGACAATTTATCAAAAAGATGGGTTACAACTGGTCAGAAAAAGATTGTACTAAATTTTTAGAATCAGGAGGTGCTATGCCTAAAAAGAAATTTCAAGCTATTGATAGCAGACATTGGGTTGTAGCATTACCAAAACAAACAGAACACAAAAATAAAAATGTCAAATTCACTAAAGCGAAAGCTGCATGGGAAGACAGTTAAAATATTTGGCCCTCCAGGGACAGGTAAAACTGAAAACCTTTTAAAACGAGTACAAAGATACTTACGCCAAGGTTATTCACCTGATGAAATATGTTACATATCATTTACTAACAAAGCTGTTGACGAATGTGTAAGTCGTGTAAGAAAGAAATTTAAAGAGTATGATGAAGATGACTTTAAATATTTTAGAACCCTACATAGTTTAGCAAGACAACAATTTGCAGAGATTCCTGTACTAGATCCTAAAGTAGATATGCTTACATTTCATACACAATATGGAACTGTAAAAGTAAATTTTAAAGAAGGTCATGATGATCAAAAAGTTTATAACAATTGGTCATTACAAATTTATGACAGAGCTAGAAACATGAAGGTAGATCCTGTGTGGCTATACAAACAGCAGCCAAGAAAAGCTGTAAGGTTGCAGCAATTTAAATCTATTATTAATGGTTACGAAGAATTTAAAACAATGGAATTGGAAAACGGACAACGGACACCTGACAGATTAGACTTTACTGATATGGTACAAAAATTTATTGATGATGGTTTATCAATACCTTTTAGAGTCTTAATGGTAGATGAAGCTCAGGATCTAACACCTTTACAATGGGACTTGGTTGTTAAGTTAGCAGCAAAAGTACACAGAGTTTATTTAGCTGGAGATGATGACCAGGCTATTTATGAATGGAATGGTGCAGATGTAGAACACTTTCAAACCTTTCCTGGGCGTGAAGTTATATTAAAAAAATCTGTAAGACTTAATAAAAATGTACATTACTTTTCTAAATGTATTTTAAATTCTATGGGAGACAATAGAGTACAAAAAGAATTTATATCTAATGGTAAAGAAGGATCTATACATAGATGGAATGGATTAAAAAAAGTACCTTGGGATATGGAAGGGTCTTGGATGGTACTTGCTAGAATAAACGATGTAAAAAAAGAATTGCAGCAAGAGGCACGAAATCTTTCATTATATTACCAAGATGTAAAAGGTAATAAATCATTTGATACTAATCAATTTTTAGCTATTGAGTATTGGAATAAAATTAACGAAGGTGGATCTATAACTAGAGAAGAAGCAACAGTAATGTATGAGTTTCTGTTAAACATAGACCACGGCTACAGGTCAGCGGACAGTAAAAAATGGAGCTTTGCTCATCCGAATCAGGTATTTAACTTTGACGAATTACATTTAAGATGTGGTATGAGAGATCAAAAAAGCAGCTGGGAAGATGCATTTAAGAGAAAATTTAAGGAAAAAGATAAGTTGTATTTTAAAAAACTAATGAAAGAGGGTGTAGATTTAAACTTGCCACCAAAGATAATTATAGATACTATTCACCAAGTCAAAGGCGGAGAAGCTGATAATGTAGTTTTAGCAAGTAAATGTAATTATCCTTCTCATTTTGAGAAAAAAAACTTAATGGATAAAGTAAAAGAACTTAGAGTTTGGTATACAGGTGCAACAAGATCTAAAGGTACGTTGCATTTACTAGGTACCTATCATCAATATAACTTTCCATTAGGTAAATACTTTAAACTTTATGAGGCAAACTATGTTTAGAAAATTAATAATACAAGCATTAGAAGATAAATATAATGCACAAATATCTAAAGCTGAAGCTACTCTAAAAATATACTTTGAAAAACCAGTAGCTATTGGTGAACACCCACAACACATTGACGAATGCGATAAGTTAATAAATGAGATATCTCAAGCACAAGAAAATTTAAGAACTCTGAAAGACTTTGATTATGATTGAAAAGTATATAATGAAAGGCAATATTATACCATCTAGCATATGCGATATGCTAGTAGACAGGTCAAAAGAATTGGAGTGGGAAAAACATTTATGGCATAACAATAATAGAAATGAGTTTCATGACAGAGATACAGAAGGTGTTATTTGTTCTTATATGCCTGATGATTTGTGTGGATTGCTGCACCCTCTCTTGCATCAGTTAATTAGAGAATATCAAAAAGAATTTTGTGGTAAAGCTGAGAATACAAAAAACGAATTTATAACTAAGATTACAAGGCTTAGATTTAATAAGTATGCTCCAGGCAGTTTTATGAAAGAACATCAAGATCATATACATTCAATTTTTGATGGTAATGAAAAAGGAATTCCTATATTAAGTATAGTAGGTAATTTAAATGATGGCTTTGAAGGATCAGAATTTATATGTAGAGACAAGAGAGTAGTTATGGGTAAAGGCGATGTTATTTTATTTCCATCTAATTTTATGTTTCCACATAGAGTAACTGATTGTTTAAAAGGTGAACGAATTTCATTCGTAGGATGGGGGTATTGATGACACATAAAGATTTATTTAAAGGAACAACATACGATTCTTTAGAAAAGCAGGTAGGCGGGAATCACTACTCAAAGATGAAGATTCAGCCTGCACATTTTATTAACGAAAACAATTTAGAATTTGCAGAAGGTAATGCAATTAAATACATTTGCAGACACAAATCAAAAGGTAAGGCTAAAGACATAGAAAAGGCCATACACTACCTACAAATGATACTAGAAAGAGATTATTCGTGATGGAATTATGTGTATCTTTGGGGTTTATATTTATAATATTTGGGTTAGTATTGCTGCTATTACTTAAATGGAATAACGAAGATGCTTGATTTTTTTGACATACCACCTGAAGTATTTGAAAGTTTAAAAGGTATCGCAAATGATACTACTTCTGAGAAAAATGTAGATCTAGCAGGTAATATTGAAAAAGAATATGATCTGACCAAGTATATACCTTTGATTGAACCTACATTAATGAATGTAATTAAAGATCCAAAAACAGCTTCAAACAATTATATAAAAAATGTTAAATTAACAAAACATTTAAAACTTAAACAACAAGATTTTTGGGTAAATCATATGTACAAACATGAATTTAACCCTGCTCATTCACACTCAGGTATATTTAGTTTTATATTATTTATACAAGTACCCTTTCTAATCCAAGATGAAATGAATAATCCTAAATCAAGACATAGCAATTCACCACTATCAGGATTCTTACAATTTCTACATTTAGAACAAGCAAGTAGAGGAGGTATAGGTGAACATAATGTACCCGTTGACAAGACTTACGAAGGCAAAGGTTTTTTATTTCCAGCATTCTTAAAACATGTAGTTTATCCTTTTTATACAACTGATGAACCAAGAATTACGATGTCTGGCAACATTTATGCAGTGTAAACAATGAAAAAAATCCTTTTTGTCCTTAGTGTTACGCTACTATTTTTAACATCGCATTGCGGCAACAAAAACCTAAATTTCAATCCAGTAACAACAGTTGCAAATCAATTGATAAAGGCTATAAGTCATAGTAACAAATGACCCATCAATTAAACTTCATTTACAATGATTCAGATTGGATATGTCCCTCTGAATACCCTGACCTATCTCAAGCAACAGAGATTGCAATAGACTTAGAAACTAAAGATCCAAATATAAAAACTAAAGGAGCTGGATGGGCTACCTTTGATGGTGGCATAGTAGGTTTTGCAGTAGCTGCATTAGGTCAACAATGGTACTTTCCAATTCAACATGATGCAGGTGGTAACATGGATCTAGGTATGACAACTGCCTGGATGCAAGATATTCTTAAAACTCCTGCTACTAAAATATTTCATAATGCAAGTTACGATGTAGGTTGGTTATTAGTAAATGGTTTTGAGATTAAAGGTAAGATTGTAGATACTATGATTGCTGCAGCATTGATAAATGAAAATAGATTTAGTTTTAGTTTAAACGCATGTGCTAAAGATTATTTAGGTGAAATTAAAAATGAAACATTCTTAACTGAAAAAGCTAAAGAGTGGGGTATAGATGCAAAGGCAGATCTTTGGAGATTACCTGCGGGTTATGTTGGTCATTATGCTGAACAAGATGCAGGTTTAACTTTAAGATTATGGGAAAGATTAAAAGGTGAAATTGTAAAACAAAATTTAAACGATGTATGGGAAATGGAGATGGAGCTGCTACCTATACTTATTGATACTAGACGTAGAGGTATTAGAGTTGATGAAGAGAAAGCTCACTTATTAAAAAAAGAATTTAAGAAAAAAGAATCTGAAGTATTAGGTAAAATAAAAGAGGAGACAACTCACAGTGTGGACATTTGGGCTGCACGAAGTGTAGCTCAGGTGTTTGATAGAATAGGTGTGGAGTACCCACGGACACCGAAAACCGGAGAACCAAGCTTTACGCAAAACTGGTTAGTAAACTGTGATAACTCGATAGCACAACTAATAAGACAAGCAAGAGAAATAAATAAATTTCATTCAACATTCATAGACTCCGTATTAAGATATACGCACAAAGGCAGAATCCATGCAGAGATAAATCAATTAAGATCAGATCAGGGTGGAACTGTATCTGGACGATTATCTTATTCTAACCCTAACTTGCAACAAATACCAGCCCGTAACAAAGAAATGGGTGATAAAATTAGAAGTCTATTTTTACCTGAGGATGGTAGACAGTGGGGTAGCTTTGACTACTCACAACAAGAACCAAGATTGGTAGCTCATTACGCTGCATCTATAGATGCAGGATTTGATGGTGCAGATGAATTTATAGAAGCTTATCAAAATGAGTCAGCAGACTTTCACCAAATAGTTGCTGATATGGCAGGTATATCTAGGACTCATGCTAAGACGATTAATTTGGGTCTTTTTTATGGTATGGGTAAAAACAAATTAGCTAGAGAATTAGGTATTGATAAAGATGCTGCAGATAGATTGCTGCAAACATATAACAGTAGAGTGCCATTTGTTAAGAAATTGGCCTCAGAAGTGTCTAACAGTGCCTCTAAATATGGCTTTATTCGGACTATAAAGGGCCGTAAATGCCGATTCGACATGTGGGAGCCATCTACCTTCGGAATGAATAAGGCTATGGACTACGAGGCTGCTAAAGCCCATTACGGAAATAACATACGTAGGGCCTTTACATATAAAGCTTTAAATAGATTAATTCAGGGGTCAGCAGCTGATCAAACTAAAATGGCTATGATTCAATGCTACAAATCAGGATATAAACCTTTACTACAAATACATGATGAATTATGTTTTTCTATAGATAAGGAAGAAGATGTTAAACAAGTTAAGGAGATAATGGAAAATGCAGTCGAAAACCTCAAAGTCCCCTCCAAAGTGGATATCGCACTCGGATCCTCTTGGGGCGAGGCAAAAGAGTAATTGCCCCGCTTGTAAGAATACTAAGATAATTAATCTTGAGCAGAACTTAATTCAAGATGCTCAGACTTTACCTTGTCCTGCTTGCACTCCGACTCCTGCTTGGTTTCGTTCGAAGGCTGCTCTGTAGAATTACAGAACTGTAATTTATACCCTCTCTCATTTAACTCTTTGATCCTTTTTGGTGTCCAATAATACATGGCTCTCCTTTTTGTTTTTTACCTATTATAACATGGACGATTTTTTGATTTTTTATTTTATTGAATAGTAGACGACTGCCTGATGCAGGGGTTTCATTCTAGCTGCGACACTGAATGCTATTCGTTCATTTTGATTGAAGTGTTGAAAGAAATAATAATTTTAGGATCATCAAACAAATTTACTGGAGACTTGTGCCACCAATAAGAAGGTATAGTTAAGATCTGTCCTTCCATAACATCAAAAGATTTTAGCTGCTCAATATGTTTAACAGTTGTTTTAACTTCTTTGTTTGGCAGAGATAAATAATATATATTTGTAAAGTGAACTCCTCCATGTATATGCCATACATGATAATCATTTTTTTCATACCATTGGAACCAGGCGTTGTGTAAACCAATAGTGCTTTTAACTTTATCTTCAAAGTCTAATTTAAATTGATGATAAATATTTTTTAAAAAGTATTCTCTCCATTCAACAATCATACCCGCAGGTAAATTATAATCAGTATGTGAAATTTGATCTATTCTATTTTGTGGTATCAATCTCATTTTATCAATGAGTATTGGTTTATGTACTATGTGTTTAGGTACATTATAAATCCAACTATTTTTTATTAACGACTCTTCCTGCTCCACTTCTATGTCTACCTTTCCAATTTAATTTTAATTTTAAAACTTTATCTTCTGGCCCATGACAAATAGTTATTAGATGACCTTTCTTGGTATCAGTAATCCAATATTTTTTATAATCATTTATGATTAAGGTTTTATTAGAGGGCATAAGTCCCCTACACTTTATAACGAAAAGAGTTTATGTGCTAGTAATATTTAACTAGCTATATCAAAAAGACCTTTTTGTGCGTCTTCAACACTTTGATCATTAATCTTATTTCTTAGATTTTTGATCTTGATATCGATCCACTTCATATCAGGGGTTACCCGACCCTGCTGCAATGCCTGTGTTGCCCACTTGGATTCCAGCTGAAGTTTTTCCGATATTAACTTTTGCAGTGCCATCTCGGTCGACCTCCTCATAGGTTAAGAATAAAATATCAGGATTTTCAAACCCTGCACCTTCATTCTCTGTTACATCCCCTGAGCTAACCTTTTTGCTAAATTCCTCAAGGGCGGCTTTATCGTTCTTGGCCTCAAGCATCTCATCAATATATATATTCTTGTACTTTGCTTGGACACGATACAGCTTCATAAGGTATTATATAGCATTTTGTGATATAATTGCAACTATAGGGGTGTACCTGGAGTGATTTCTAAACACTCAAACTTTATAGCTAATTTGTGTTGATTTATCTCTTTTTTAGGCATTTTAGCCATTGTATCTCCAGCAATTTCATACCCAGCGATTGCACATTCTTTCCATGAATCGTACGTTCCTTGTGGGTGAATCATACCTGGGCAAGTTTGAGTTAAAAAACTACACATATGTAAAATTAGCAAGTATTTCATTTTCCTATAATATCCTATCTTATTTAATCCTTGCAATTTACATTTAAATAATTATATTGCAAGTATGTTTATAAAAAGGAGGATAACATGATCAACATAAAATTGAAATCTAGTAGTGACGATTTTGTTAACTGGATAAAAGAAGTTGATGAGATTCTGAGTACAACTCAGACGACAACAGTAGATGGTCAGCCTATGGAATATAGTGATGACCACTTTCAAGAACAAATGCGTAGGTTGCAGCAGTGTTCTATGAATTTTGATATGCATCCTATCTATCCAATTAACGAGCAGATTGCGATGGATTTAATTCACAGCCACATAAAAGGAAAACAAGACGATGATGACAAATCAATTCTTTAAGTTTGTACTTTTGTGTGCACTGTTAGTAATACCACCTAAGATTTTTATAATGTTAGTTGGTGCATTGCTCTATACAATCATCTATTAAAAAAGGAGAAAAAAAGATGACAAAAGAAGTAAAAGGTAAATATTTTGTAACCAAAGATTATGGAATATTTAAAAAATCAAGAGGTAATAGAGAAGTTGATTCTACACATGTAGATAGAATCAAAAGATTAATCGCTGAGAGAGATCTTAAGACTCCTATTATTGTAAATCAGAAGATGGAGATCGTAGATGGTCAACATACAGCTCAGGCTAGAAAAGAATTAGGCTTAGATATTTACTATGTAATTGGTGATTCTGATGATGCTTTAGATACAGCTAGAGCTAACACTGGAAAAAAGAATTGGAACTTAAACAATTTTTTAAACTTCCACTGTACAAGAGGCAAACAAGATTATAAGATCTGTGCTTCTAAAATGATACAATATGGAATGCCAGTAGCTGAAACACTAGCCCTACTTAATGGTAGAGCAACAGTTTGTAGAATGCAAACTGAAGAGTTTAAATTGGGAGACTTCTCAATTGCTGCAGGTAGACTAAGCAGGTTTGATAGAATTGCAAAAGAAATAACTTACATTGCAAAACAAATCGATCCTAATGTTAAAAAACTAAAACGACAATTGATCAGAGCATATTTAATTATGTGTAAACATCCAAAGTTTTCATTTGATAGATTAAAGTCAGCAATGAAATCTAAGGGTGGTAAATTAGCTGCAGTAACTAGCAGCTCTGATTACATCGAACAATTCGATAGAGTGTACAATGGTGGATTGACTAGAGATAAAAAAGTTGATCTTCTTAAGTTTGCATTGGATCGAGACTTTGACAAGAGAGAGGCAGCGTAAGCTATGAACATAAACAAATGGAAATCCTGTGCAGTAGATATTGATTCATACTGCATAATTAGGGCCATGGGTAAAGAAGGCTTTAGAAGACCAGGTAATATGATTGCCAAATTAGTTGATGAAGAAGTTAAAAAAATCGCTAAAAAACAAGGCAAATCAGCCGAATCAATGAGAGAGAATTTACTATCACAGGGCAAGAAATTGCTTAACGGAAGTGGTAAATAGACCTGCAGGTTGGATGGTTAACCTTAAATCTGAGGTTGGAAAAGGGCTGGGAGACTGGCCCTTTTTTTTACTTGCAATTAAAATTTAAATCACATAATAGTTAATAACGTATTCCTAAGCCTAAATGAAAAAGTGGGGCTTTCAAAACACTTTATTTTCACAATAACAACGAACAATTTTTTCTTTTAATTTAATTATGGAGAACAAAGTTGGCAGAACCTATGAAGAAGTCGAGTGAAGAAGCCTTAACTAAAACGCTTCAGCGTTTGGTTATGATATGTCCGAATAAGAGAACTTATGACGAGATAACTTCCTTGATGTTTCAGTTATATTGTGGAAATGATTTTGGTTTAGGAAATTTCAGTCTTTCATTCCTTGATAAAGTTGAGGGATGTTGGCGATCAGGACGTAAAGCTGCAGCTAAGGCTAAAGGCTTAACGCTGGTTGTTAAAAATGATGCGTGACCGTAGGAAACTTCCATATCGATATCTTTTCCCATCCTGCGGTTGCGATCATTATGGATGATGAAACTTACATAGCTTTTAAAGACTATCATTATAAGGTTGTAGATATGCTGGATGGCGTAGGTAAGATGCGATTCATTGAGGGTATATTTGACGATTATACTGAGGTAATGGCCTTTGACTCCAGTAAAAAGGAGCAGCGGCAATATCGTGAATTACTCACCGAACTTGTTAAAGATTTTGGGCACTGACATGGCTTCAACAGTGACCCGTACTAATAGGCCTGAGCATAAGCTCTTCCAGGCTATTATTATGCAGGCATTTGAGGATTGTACTTCTTTTACTTATTCTAAAATCGATGCTTATAATAAGCAGGATTCGATAAATTGGTTTGTAGGAAATAGTGAGATATTTAAGGAGATTTGTTGGAACGCAGATTTTGACCCTGAGTATGTAATGGGTGTATTTAAAAGATTAATTAAGGAAGAGAAGATTCTATATAATAGGAATGAGAAGCTGTGGATGGAGTATAGAGCTAGATATGTTCAATATCGTGCAGCTAATACTAAGGAAGAGAGAAGAGAGATTAAGAAGAAGATTGATCTGATAAATGTCCCAAATGATAAAAAAGAAAGCTAATGATCAAAAGAGCTATAATGTTAAAAACTCACTTGGGACACATGGCCAGTGTACTGTATTTGGTAGGACTCTTCAAGTAAAACACCATATGTGACAACGGATACCGGAAATTCCCCTATATAGATATCTCTACCCTTTCAATAAAATAATTTGCTTGGAACCCTAAAGTGGTGTCCCTGGTGTCCCTGAAGACTATTATTCGCTAATATCAACATTTATAGACGATTCTATGGTGTCCCTGTGGTGTCCCTGTGGTGTCCCTGAGGGACACATTAAGACTATATGTGTCTTGTGGAGCAGCAAATTTTTACTTTTTCAAATAGTGTACAGAGGTCTGAAATATCTATATAGTAGAAAATATGCCAGGATTGAAAAAGAAAGAACTGAGAACAGAAGATGACTTGACTCTAAAGCAAAAGAAGTTTGTGGATATCTATGTTAAAAATTGGGGTAATATTACAAAAGCTGATGCTCTAAAAGAAGCAGGATATGAATGTAAGAATACAAATGATTACTCAGTTATAGCTAGTAGATTAACTAATAGAAAACTAAACCCTCACGTTGTTAAATATTTAGACAGAATTTATAAGGAAGAATGTGCGAAGTATGAAGGTGATAACCTAAGACGATATAAAAGATTAGAACGAATTGCTTTAAATGCAGAAGCTGATAAACAGTATGCTGCTGCTATTAATGCTGAATACAGATCTGGACAATTAGCAGGTCAGTATGTAGATAGGAGAGAAGTAAAAGTAACTGGTCTGGAGGGTATGTCACGTGAAGAGCTTGAAAAGAAACTCAAAGAGCTTTCAAATAAAATCGATGGATACAATGCGAAAACCATCGAAGTTGTTGAAGACACAAAAGAGATTGAACAGGGCTAGTTGGTCTGAGTTTATTAAAATATTTAATAAAAGACACAACAGTCACTTGATGACATCACTAGGCGTAATTAATGTAAAAGTTGATGAAGACTGATCTTTGTATTGTTGGTGGTGGTACAGCAGGTTATGTAGCTGCCTTAGTTTTAAAAACAAAATATCCTCATTTAAATATTAATTTAATTAAATCTGATAAGATTGGTATTGTTGGAGTAGGAGAAGGTAGTACACCTCATTGGGATAATTTTATAAGAACTGTTGGTATTACAGCAGATGAAATTATTAGAGAGTGTGGAGTTACATTCAAGACATCTATTTATTTTAAAAACTGGGGTTACAAAGATTATAATCATTCAGTAGATAATTCTATTATGAAAGATTACTTCAATACTAAGATTAAACTATTATATAAATTTTATAATAACTACCATCCTAAACAAATTGGCCCTGTAGAACATTTAGCTAAACAATTAAATTCAGAAAGTAGAAAACCAGTTAATCAATTTCATTTTGATACATTTAAATTAAATGCATTCTTAAAAAAGAAAAGTGAAGAACGTGGTGTTAAAGTTATTGATGATGAGATTACAGAAGTACATACAGGAGAGCATGGAATACATTCTATAAAAGGTAAAGTATTATATCATTCTAATTTTTGGGTTGATGCTACAGGTTTTAAAAAATTATTAATATCTAAATTAAATAGTAAGTGGGTTGGCGTAGATCCTTGGTTAACATTAAATACAGCTATCACATATCATACACATAAGGATGAAGTACCTGATTTATGGACTGAAGCTCATGCACTGTCAGCAGGTTGGAAATTTAAAATACCATTACAAGAAAGACAAGGTAATGGATATATATTTGATTCTAATTATTTGTCTGAAGATGCTGCTATGGAAGAGATCAACAATGTCGAGCTTGCAGCTAAAGATAAACTTAAGACTATAAGATTTACAGCTGGTTACCTGGAAGAGACTTGGAAAGGTAATTGTTTTGCTATTGGGTTGACTGGTAGTTTCTTTGAACCATTGGAAGCTACTTCTATTGCAACATCAGTGCAGCAATCATTTATGTTAGCTACAAATTTAATTAATTATGATCAGTTTGTTATAGATAGATACAATAAACAGTTTACTAAGTTGGTTGAGAACATCAGAGACTTTTTAATATTACATTATAGAACCAAAAGAACAGATACTAAGTTTTGGAAAGATAAGGCTAGTATGGATATACCAGATAGTCTTGCTGCTAAACTTGAAATAGCTAAAAGAAGATTATTAACTAAAGATGATTTTGATGATGGCCATTATGCATTATGGAGAGATCAACATTATGCGATTGTTATGTATGGAATAGGTATGTTAGATCAAGATATGGTCAGATTACACTATGAAGCTCTACCTGAGGCTGTTAAAAAGCAGCTATTTTTCGAAAAAAACGATGAGGTAGATCAGCAGTTTGCTGTGCAGTATATTAATCATGATAAATGGCTTCAACAAGTCAGAGAAGGACATAGAGTAGTAGATGAACAAAAAAATAGTAATTAAGAAACGAGCTAAACATTGGAAAGATAAATTTCCTATGGTAGCTGTGGACTGGTTGGACATCGTGAGTGATGCGAGTTGGTTAACTATTGAAGATCTTAAGAAAGCTAAACTAGCTACTTGTACTTCTAAAGGACATTTATTTAGTCAGTCTAAAGGTATTACTAGACTGTTTGCAGACTGTTCCACAGATGATAAAGGAGAGATAGAATCTATAGGAAATACTACTATCATTCCTAATACAGTTATTGTAAAGATAACTAAACTATGAAGTTATATAAAAACTTTCTAAGCAAAGAAGATCATAAGCGTATATGTACAATGGTATACCACCGAGACTTTCCTTGGTTTAATGAATGCCTTGAGCTTGGTAATGATAATAAAATTGTTAATGATGACAAGATAGAAGCAAGTCAGGTTTGGAAACAACAGCATTATTTATTTACTGAACATCCACAAAGATTCTATTCACCATTCTTTCATGAAATTATGATGCCTTTGTTGGGTAAATTAAATTTTAATACATACAAAAGAATTTGGATTAATAACTATTACAGAGATAAGGAACCAATCAAGTTTGATTATCATACTGATGAAGACTACTCTCATCTCGTTGCAATCTATCAATTAAATACTTGTAATGGGTATTTAGAATACTCTCCTGCTGGGAAGGTGGAGTCAGTTGAGAACAGCTTGATCTTATTCGATGGCACAAAAAAACATAGACCTGTGACTCAAACAGATATGCCATTTAGAACAAATATTAACATAGTCTTGACTTGATATGGCAGCTAAAAATCGTGAGAGTTTATTATGGCAAAAACTAAAAAAAGGTTGTCCTGAAATCTTTTTTACCCGCATAGAATCTAGCACAATCAATGGTATTCCTGATGTACACGCAGTATGTAAGAACAATGTGTTTTGGGTAGAATTAAAATCAGATTATGTCAGTTATCCTAAGCTGAATAAGTGGCAGATAGTTTGGATCAATAAATATATCAAGGCTGGTGGAAAAGTATTTATCTTGGTTGAAGACCTCTTGGAGAGAGTCCTTAAACTGTATGAACCAGTGTCCCGTTTTACTGATCCTCGTTTACTGAAGCCTCGTTCTCGTTTCTCGCTTACTGGACAATGGCCCGGCATCCAGGCAGAGCTCATGGATCCTGCCCAGCAGCGTTCTCCGTGAAGCTCGTGTCGTTTCTCGTTGTTATTCCTCGTTTCTCGTATACAATGAACACAGGATGGTGAGCCCCTGCAGCGTAGCTCTGGTTGCCAGGCAGGAAGCTCTCGTTCTCGTTCTGGTGCTGGGTTATTTATTACCTCTTTAGTTTGTCCCAGCCCCGGGGCGTAACCTTCGCTTCAGGAAACGGTGCTTGACAGCTATCCCACGATGTCGTATGGTTGGGAAAGGAGAAACAATGACGGAAATAAATGAAGCTATACGTCTCGTTCAGGATCAGAACAAAGCTCGTTTGTACGAAACTAGACTACGGGGGCTGCAGAAGCAGAACCTAGAGCTCACCAGTCTGGTAAAGTTTATAACGGAGTGGCTCGTTGAAAATGTCGAGGACGAAAGTAACAATGATGAGTTTAACCTACGTGCAGACTCAGCTGACCTGCTGCACAAGATCGAAGAAAAATTAAAAAAAATAAAAGCTTGACATTTATCCCATCTGGTCTTATGTAAGAGCTGCTCATGTTTAATGAAATAACCCTAAACCAATTGGGAGTTGTTCGAAACGTAGGACTTCAGTGACATGGGCAGAACGTTCAGGGACTAGTGTGCGACTACGGTCGCAAGTCCCGTAAACATAAAAGGAGAACATATAATGATCAAAGAACCACAAGAGGTGAAGAGCTGGTGGCTGATGCCATCCCTCAAGAAATGCCTTCAGGAATATGAAGCACAGGATATCGGACTAGTTAGTGACATTGCAAAACACGGCTGCAGCGGAGGCGTTGCCGGTGTTACGTATTACTCAGAAACCGAAGCCTTCCATGCACAGCATTCCGGAGAGATCTGGCAGCTGCTACAGGATCACGCTGATGACGCTGGCCTACAGAAAGGTAACATGCTGTGTCATATCTCGAAGGATCCGGGCTCGTTAACACAGCTCGTGAATGATTTAGTTTGGTGGGCCCTGGAGGTGACTGCCCAGCACATGGTGCAGGAGAAAGGAAGCTCGTGTCGCTGATACTGGGTGCTTGGGTATTTGCTGTGCTGATGTGGCCTTCCGGGACGCTGCTGGTAACCTCACTGGTCGTACTCTCGTTGCTAGGAGTCATTTGATGTCGTCTCGTTCTATTAGAAGATCTGGCGTGCCAGGCAGGAAAAGTTTCCCAGCCCCCGTGCAGGAACATCTGCTGATGTTAGAAATGTGTATTTCTACTTTAGAATGATTCTAAAAGATAATTGTTGCATTGTGTCGTGGGATTTGATAAGAGAGGGAAACCCTTAACAAAGGAGTAAATATGGGAATGGACGTGTATGGTTTGAACCCAAAGAAAATTGGGGAAGAACCGAAAAGACCAACTAACTTGTTCAATGGTAAAGAACCTCAACCAACAAAGGAAGAGGTACATACCTATTTTGAGCAGAAAGAAAAATACGAAGAAATAAATGCAGGAATATATTACCGAGCAAATGTTTGGTGGTGGCGACCACTCGGCTCGTTGATATACGATAAGATACGAGATAAGGAATGGTTCACTAACGAACACGCAGACGCACTTCAGGACAATAGTGGTATGGAATGGAATGAAGAAGAGGCACTAGAGATACGTGATGAATTACAGTTAGCAGTATCAAGTGGCGAGTGTCAACGCAGAGAGCAGGAACAGAAAGATAGAGCTCGTGTGTCGGAACAATGGAATAAGAAAGTACAAGACCAAATGGATAAGCTCGTGGCAGACGCAGGAGTGGATAAGGATACAGCACCAATAGATTACCCACCTGAAGTCAAAGCCAAGTGGGACGCACTATACAAGACTAGGACGTGGGACGATAGCTACCCATTTAGCGAAGACAATGTTAAGAGGTTTATAAGATTTCTTAATGAGTGTGGTGGTTTTCAAATATGTTAGACCTATCACATTTGAGTGGCGAGGCAACGACCTCGCCCTCGCCTCGTCCTAAAATAGTGTCGTGGTGTATTAATGTTAAGTACGAGGACGGCACAACTAAAAATCTGGCAGGACTTCCCAACGAAGTTGCAGAAACAGTTGATAGACATTTAGACAGTTTAGAATAATTCTAATTAGCAGGTAAAAATAAATATGTTAGTAGCAAATTTAGTAGTTGCATTGGTTATGGGATTTGATAAGATATTCAAGTCAAATACAAAAAAAGGAGTATATAATGACAAATGCAGTAAGAAAACTAAAGCAAGATGAAAAGAAAGTAGTCCTTGCTTATGTTCAATTAAAGCTAAAGTCTAATAGACTTTCTAAAGAGTTAGACACTATGAAACAAAACATAGTTGATTGCTTTGATAGAACAAAACAAAACTTAATCATTGTTCAAGATGAACAAGGAAATAGTTTTGGACTTCAAAAGATAAATCGTAAGAGAAAGAAATTTGAAACAGCAAATTTCAAGATTGCTCATAATGATTTATTCAATAAGTTCACAACTGAGATTGAGTATAATGAGTACAAAGCAATAGGAGATAATAATGACAAATAGTCTAATTACTATTGCTAAGACATTAGCAGAAAGAGTTAATGACAATCAACCTACTTCAATGTCCGATATGCACATTGAAGTTAATGGTAAGAAACAACTCAACTATGAAATAATGTTTCAATTACTACAAGGCGAAGTAGAGAAACACATATTAGAGAATCAAGGTAATGAAGTAGTTGATGAGTTTAAACAAAAGATATTAGACAAGTTCAGTAGTCTAATACAACAACTACAACAATAATCACGCAGTAGTCGTAGCCCTTATGGGCTACGACCTTCCATCAAAGTTCACCAGCACCACCTGTAAATCACCCCTGTATAGAAGGCTCATACGAGTTTTCAGAACGAAAACCACAACATCTAGTATTTAAGTTGCGTTTGTACCCTAGATTTTGTGGGCAACGGGGTTTATAAAGCTGGATAAATAAATATACTAGATATGTAAACGGTATGAATGTATTACTGCAAAGGGGGTCTTTGTTTTTTTTGGAGTCCCTAGCCCCCGGGGGTATATAAAATTATGGATATAGATCGACTATCAGATGAAGAATTAAAAGATATAATTTTTAAAAAACAATTAGAGTGGATCAAGTTAAACCAAGATAACTTTTTAATATTTGCCCAATCTGTTTGGGATGATTTTATTTATAGAAAAACAGATGATCCAAAAAAATATGGACACCACCAAATTATTGCACATGCCTTTGAGGACATAGCTGCTAACAAAGAAAAGAGGCTCATCATAAATATGCCTCCTAGACATACTAAATCAGAATTTGCTTCTTACTTATTTCCTGCTTGGATGATAGGGAAGTTTCCTAAGATGAAGATTATGCAAGTATCACACAACGCAGAATTATCATCTAGGTTCGGTAGTAAGGTTCGTAATTTAATGAACACCAAGGAGTATAAACAAATCTTTGGAAATGTTACACTCCGAGAAGATAGTAAGGCTAAAGGCCGTTGGGAGACCAATCATGGCGGAGAATATTTTGCAGCGGGGGTAGGCGGCTCTATCACAGGGCGAGGGGCGGATTTACTTATTATCGATGACCCACATACTGAGCAAGACTCAATGTCTGACTCAGCAATGGAACGTGCTTATGAATGGTATACATCAGGGCCACGACAACGTTTACAACCCGGTGGCCGTATTTGTGTAGTCATGACCCGTTGGGCGGTAGACGATTTGACTGGACGATTAATCAAGGCTCAGACAGAACCGAAAGCGGACAAGTGGAAAGTTATCGAGTTTCCTGCAATACTTCCAAACGATAAACCAGTATGGCCTGAGTATTGGAACAAAGAAGATCTTGAAGCTGTCAAAGCATCTATCTCTGTAAAAAATTGGAATGCACAATACATGCAAGATCCAACTTCAGAAGAAGGTGCGATCATTAAAAGAGATTGGTGGCAAGTCTGGGACAAGGAACACTTACCAAAATTATTACATGTTATACAAAGTTACGATACTGCGTTTTCAAAAAAAGAAACTGCAGACTACTCAGCGATTACAACTTGGGGAATCTTTGAACCTGTAGAGGGTTATGAAAAATGTATAATGTTATTAGATGCACAAAAGGGACGTTATGATTTTCCTGATTTAAAAAATTTAGCATTAGAACAATATCACTACTGGGAACCTGAGACTGTAATTGTTGAAGCTAAAGCTTCTGGTCAACCATTAATCCATGAATTGCGTAGAGCTGGTATACCAGTAATTGATTATGTTCCTGCAAGAGGAAGAGATAAACATACTAGAATTAACTCAGTAGCACCTGTATTTGAGTCCGGTATGGTATTTGCTCCTGATGAACACTGGGCAAGTGAGGTTATAGAGGAATGTGCAGCATTTCCTAATGGTCAATATGATGACTATGTTGATAGTATGACTCAGGCTGTGTTAAGATATAGGCAAGGTGGATTTGTCTCAACTTACTCTGACGATTGGGATGAACCTAATTTTAAGTTGGAGAAGGATTATAAGTATTACTGATGAGCAGAATTAAAGCAGGTATCAATATTGCTAAAGCGGGTAAAACTAAAATTTCTGATTTAGTCAAAAAGATTAAAAGAAGAAAGTACGCTAAAACTCATAGAAAAAATAAAGCTAGAATTGGAAGAAGCGATAAAAGCGTTAGTAGATATAATATTCGAGCAGCAGATCAGAACGTAACAGTAATACCGACCAAAGGACAATCTCAAAAAGGCAGTAGTTTTAGGACTCATAAGCTAAGAGGTAACCAAAGTCCTGCCTCAATTAGGTCTACAGCAGACGGTTCTGCAGCATCTTGGAGAGATGAAATGGATAGAATGTTTGGTGAAATACCTATAGAGACCTTCTTTAAAAAGAAATCAAAAGGTGGTATAAATACTATTATGAATAAAAAATATCTTACAGGTGGCCAAGCTAAAATGGACAAGAATAATAATGGCAGAATTGATGCCCAAGATTTTAAAATTTTAAAAGCAGAAAAAGCAAAAGGCAGAGGCCAAGGTTTACAAGACGAGAAAGTAAAACCAGGCAAAGTCATGAAAGCTAAAAGAGGAAGTGGTTTAGATCTTCCTGTCATTAACAAAGTTAAAATAAATAAAAAGTCTTTACATAAAAATTTAATGAAAACTAAAAATCCTTATTCAACTTTAGTTAAGGAAACTGACAAAGGCCCTAAGAGCTTTATTGAAAGAAGAAAAGAATTAGGTGGCAGAGCAATGAGAGCAGCTAAAGCAACTAAGTATGGAAAAATTGCAGCAGGAGTTGCTGGAGTTGGACTTGCAGCTAAAGCTTACTTAAATAAAAAATTAGAAGAATCAAAAGCTAAGAGAAAAGCAAAAGGTAAAATGGGTGGTGGCATGATGAAGAAATATTCTAAAGGTAGTGAAAAAAAATTAATGACTCCAAAAGAAAGAGCAGAGTATGTTAAAAAAGCAAAAGTTTCTTTAGGGGCTACTGCTGAATCTTCAATGGATACATATCAACCAAAGAAAAGACAAAGATTAAGAGATAGATTACTTTCCAAAAAAATGGGTGGCGGAATGATGCAAAGACCTATGGGTTATGATATTGGTGGCGGAGTATCTAAGGCTAAAGAACATAAAAAAATTATAAAAGACAAAGCAGGTTC